TTTGAGTTTTGATCCGAATGTAAGTAAGACAAATATAAATTTTAAAGCTGAATTAAACGAGTGGACTTTTGGCAATGACTTCACGGACACTTTATTTTTAAATTACTATCAGGATTATATTATGCAAGTTTTTAATCCTAAAAACAGACTTACAAAAATAAAAGCGATTTTACCTTTGTCAATACTTTTAAATTTTGAATTAAATGATAGGTTTAAAATTGTGGATCGCTTATTTAGAATAAATAAAATTACTACTAATTTAACAACCGGAGAGAGCGATATTGAACTCTTAAATGAATTATGATAACAAACATTTTAGAAATGCTTAAACACGTTGAGCAATACGAAAACAATGAAATAATCGCAAGCGCTAAAGGTCGATTTGAACTAACAAAAAATTATAAACAACTATTTAAAAATTATCTAAAATGGCGATTGAAAAAGTAATTGACATAAATATTAAAGGCAACGCAGACGAGGCCGTTGGGAGTTTAAAATCACAATTAAGACTAGCTCAGGCGGAAGTTTCAACGTTAGCCGATAAGTTTGGAGCGACTTCAGTCCAAGCGGTTGAGGCTGCAAAGCAAGCCGCTATTTTAAAAGATAAAATCGGAGACGCCAAAGCCTTAACGGAGGCATTTAATCCAGATGCTAAATTCAAAGCGGTGTCCGCTTCTTTGAGTGGAGTGGCTAGTGGTTTTGCTGCTTATCAAGGCGCTATGGGATTGGCTGGAGTTGAAAGTAAAGACTTAGAAAAACAACTTTTAAAAGTTCAAAGCGCAATGGCTATCGCTCAAGGTTTACAAGGACTAGGCGAGGCGAGAGATAGCTTTAAACAATTGAAAGCGGTTGGAGTTAATGCGTTTAATGCTATTAAAAGCGCTATCGGTGCAACGGGTATCGGTTTAATTGTTGTAGCTGCCGGAGCGATTTACGCTTATTGGGACGACATTAAGGCTGCTGTTAGTGGAGTTAGTGAAGAGCAAAAGAAACTAAATAAAATTAGTCAAATTAATGCGGATCAGTCAGCTGAAAAACTTAAAAATTTAGGCAATCAGGATAATATTTTAAAATTGCAAGGTAAGTCCGAGCGTGAGATTTTAAAAATTAAAATGCAAGCAACTGACGAGGCGATTGCTGCTGCAAAAATAAATATTAAAACTCAGGAAATTTCAAACGCAGCGGCAATTGAGGGAGCTAAAAGAAATTACCAATATTTAAAATCGGCTCTTGATTTTGTAACTATTCCACAAAGATATTTATATGAGAATGCTGCTAAAGCAATTAACTCAATGATAGGTTTAATCAATAAAATACCAGGCTTTGAAATTGACGCAAGACTTGACGAGAAGTTTGGGGATAAGGCAACCGACTATTTAGCTAAATTGGCCTTTGATCCAGCTCAAACAAAAGCGGACGGAGAGGCAACTATAAAAAGCGCTAAGGAGTCAATCGATAAAATGGTTAACGATAGGGCTGGGATGCAATTATCTATTAATGCAATTGATAACACAGCGTCAAAAAAACTCACAGACGAAAAAGCAGCGGCAGACAAAAAAGCAGCTGACGACAAACTTGCAGCCGATATGGACTCGGCAAAAAAGGCAATAGAGATTTTAGACGAATTAAATAAAAAAACAGAAACTCCAGCCCAAAAAGAAACTAGAGAATATGAGGAAAAATTAGCAATATTAAGAGCGAATAATTTATCTACTGAGAAATTAACCAAAGACCATTTAGACGAATTAAAAAAGATTGAGGACGATATTAGACTAAAAGCCGACGAGAAAAAAGCGGCAGATTTAGAAAAAATAGTTAACGATCAAACCGCAACTTACGACGCAAGAGTTGAGGCAATTGACGCAGAACAGGCTCTTTATCAAAAACAACTTGACGACAAACTAATTACAGAGGAGCAATTTAATGATAAGGTAAAAACCTTATCCGCTGCGAGAGTTAATATTGATAAGGCAGAGGCAGAGGCAAAGAGAGCATTATTTGCTAAGACTTCGGAAACGTTAAACAAGGGCGCGGATTTATTGGGTAAAAATACGGCAGCCGGTAAAGCAATGGCAGCGGCAGCGGCTTTGATAAATACTTATCAAGGTATAACGGCAGAGCTTGCAACCAAGACCGTCACCCCTTTTGAAATTGGATTGAAAATTGCCAACGTTGCTATAATCGCAGCGACAGGATTTAAAGCGGTGCAAGACATCGTCTCAGTTCAAATTCCTGGTGGTGGTGGCGGTGGAGGTGGCGCTCAAACTGGTAGCGCTCCGAGTATGACAGCCCCAAGTTTCAATACCGTTGGATCGAGTTCGACAAATCAACTCGCTCAGACAATTGGAAGTCAAAGTCAAACTCCGATAAAAAGTTATGTAGTAGCGTCGGACGTTAGTACGGCTCAGGCTCTCGATAGAAATATTATATCAAACGCATCAATTTAATATAAATAAAATCTATTGATAAAATATTTACTATAGATAAAATCTTGAGCTGTGAGATATTGATTTTATTAGGATTTTGCGTTAAATTGAAAAACTTTAAAAAGACGATATAATATATATAAAGTCCTTTTAATTAAAATAAACGCTTAAAAAGAGCCTTAGAATTAATGTTAAATATTTAAGGTTAAAACCTTAAAATGAAAAAAAGTTATGTCATTAAATTAAAATTTAATGCAAAAAGTTTATAACAAAACACTAAAAAAAAGTTATCTTAGTATGGAGACTTACAAAGTTTTATTTAACGAAGAGGAAAACGAGGGCGTCTATGCAATCTCGTTAGTTTCAGATCCAGCGATTGAAGTGAATTTTATTTCACTATCAAAAAATAAAGAGATTAAACTTGCTACAATAAATGAAGAGCAAAGGATTTTAGTTGGACCGATATTAATTCCGGATCAATTAATTTATCGTAATCAGGACGGACACGAATATAATATTATGTTCCCAAAAGAAACGATTAAACAAGTTCAACATAATTTTGTACAACAAGGTTATCAAAATAATTCAACACTAGAACACTCTGGGAAAGCAATTCCAAACGTGACATTTGTTGAAACTTGGATAAAAGAGGATGAAGTACACGACAAATCTGTTTTATACGGATTTAGTGAGCCGGTAGGTACATTGTTCGGATTAATGAAAGTCAACAATGACGAGATTTGGAACGACTACGTTAAGACTGGTAAAGTCAAAGGATTTTCGATTGACGGAGTCTTTGATATGGAGAAAGTAAATTTAAAAACAGAGATTAATATGAATTTAGAAAGTATTGTTAACGCAATAAAAGACGGTTTCGCATCGGTAAAATTATCGACAGAAACCGAGCAAGTTGAAGTAGTTGAAACCGTAGAGGTTGCAATGGCTACAATGATGCTTAAAGACGGTGTAACCATTTTAGAGGCTGAGTCTTTTGAGACTGGGGTTTATGACAATCCTATGTCTGTTATGATTGTAGCTGAAAATGGCGACAAAGTTCCGGCTCCAGTTGGAGAACACGAACTTGAAGACGGAAGAATTTTAGTAATTACCGAAGAGGGTAAAATTGCTGAGATTAAAGACGCAATGGTTGAGGAGGTTGAAACTCCAGAGGCTGGCGTTGAGGTTGAGGTTGAAATGACAACGGAGGAAATGATTAAGGCTATCGTTACCAATATGAGCGTTGAAGTTTCAAAACAAATTGAGGCTATTCGTACCGAATTAAGCGCTCAAATTACTGAGGTTAAAACTACTCAAGTTGAGGTTAAAGCGTCAACAAAAGCAAAGCCGGAAGTTGCTGAAACTTCAACAAAAAATGTGAAACTAACTAGATCACAAAAAATATTAAATAACTTAAAAAAATAATTTAAAAAAATGGCTACAACTACAACTGTATCATCAAACTACAACGGAACGGCTGCCGGTGCAATTATCGGTCAAGCGTTCAAAACTATTGACACAATAGAAAAAGGAGCGGTAACTATCGCTGAAAACGTAAACTTTAAAATCTCTTTGAGAAAAATCGCTTACACAGACGGAACAACTGCTTACACTTGCGGTTTTGCTCCAGCTGGGACAATCGTATTAAACGAAAATGTAATCGAGCCTTTCAAATTCAAAAATGATTTTGACGTTTGTAAAGAAGATTTCAGACAGACTTGGTCTGACGGAATTATGGGCGGAGGAGCTGCTAACGCAAGCGCACCAAGCGACATAATGGACGCAATCCAAGCGGAAGTTTTAGGAGCTATCGGTGAAAAATTAGAGTCTGACATGTGGACGTCTTCAACTAACTTTGATGGTTGGTTAACTTTGTTTGCTGCTGACGGAGACGTTAACAAGCCAACTGCTG